ATTGAAGATATACTACCTGTGAGCATTCCAATAATTCCAATTAATATATCGCGGTTTTCTTCTACGATTTTTGTTGTTGATAAGAAATATATAAGCTCACAAATCAGAGCCATAAATACAACGCTTGCCCACCATCCTCGTTTAGCTTTATCGCTTTTTGTAAATTGTTTTTTTACTTTATCTTCTTTAGACATAGAACCCCATTCATATCATAACTTTTAATATTTCATATAAATATGAAATTGATGTGTATATCCAACCAATATAATAGTTTAAATCTATGCCTGTCATTACGAAAAACAGGTTGTTTGCATGAAAGCTATTTGAAGAGTGTATTAATCCAATAACTAAGTATATAGATAAAATTATTGAAACCCTATAAAAAATCCACCATGATACTTCTTTTATTGTTTTATTTCTTAAACTTACTTTTATTTTTCTTGCGCCACCAAGTCTTTTTACTTTTTCACCGCTCTGTGGGGGTTGTATGTGTGATTCTTCTAGACCCATAACAAATATTTGTTCTGACTTTTTAACACCTTTGAATTGATATAGTCCTGCAAGTGCTATTTTTGCATTTTTTGGAATGAACCTATTTGAACTTGTTCTTTCTTTAAATTTAATATAAGCAGGTTTACTTAATAATATTTGATTAGGGCCACAAATACTCATAGTTCTAGCAGCAATATTTTTACCTATACCTTCAAGATTTATTCTCTTTCCTCCCGCTCGAACCATATGCTCTTCAGACTTAATGATGAGCATCTTATCCCAATGAATTCCTACTCTACTTTGAAATGGTATTTTTTTCTTTTTCAAGAAAGCTTTGTATTCAAAGCCAAATGCTATAGCATCTTGAACTGTTCCAAAATACATTAGATGCCCATCACTTGAATCTACCAGCTGTCCGTTGTGCTTAGCAATAAAACTCATTACATATCTATCATGAATACCAAACCACTGAGCAGCAACATGTGAGCCGTTTCTTTGAACAAATTTAGTACTTCCTATAATGTCTGTAAGAACTATTGCAATATAATCCTCTACCATTGTGTCTTTAAAATCATTGTTCATTTATACACACGCATTTATCTTGCATTTGAAGACAATTACTACAAATACAATCAGGCCATACACATCTTGTTGCAATAATCTTGCATTTACAATTGTATTTAACACATTCACAATCTTTGTCGTCTATATTACACAGAGGACAGATAAGCTCGTCAGGAATATCTTCTGCAAAGTTTCTTAAATATTTTCTTTCTGAAGACATTTTTTAACCTTTTAGCCTTTATGTTAATAATTATTCTTATAATATACTAAATAGGACAATATTAACAATGTTAGATAAAACGCCGTTAAAGAGCAAGAAGTTTATAGCATATCTAATCGCAGACTTTGGCTGGAAAATTATAATAATATATATGCTTATGCATTTAAAGTCTAAATTAGAGACGCAAGAACTGACGTTCCTTCTAACAGTAGTTATTACAAGTGGAATAATACAAATTGGTTACATTTTAGGTCAAGCTGCGTTAGATAAATATATAAATGCAGCTGTTGAAATATTTGATAGAGACGAAGATTCAGATAAGAAGAGAGAAAATAATGAAGAATAACTTGTTAGTAGAAAAACTCGAAGTTGATAATTGTGAGATATTTTTAGACAAAGCTGAATCTTTGTATTTAACAGAAGAAGTAATTAGTTTAAAAAACAATAATTCGCTTAATATTGATAGTGTAAGAAGGATTTTAAAAGTTTTTAAAGAAAATAACACAGTAAATTATTATTCTAACAAGGATATTAACAACATTTCAGAAAATTTATTAAATAACGTAAAAAAAAACTAATTAAAGAAGAGTTAGGGAGAAATTTTTCTACGCAAAAAGGTGTGTTAAGCACAATTAACGACACTGGATCAGTAAGTCCAGAGAAACTTGTAGCTGCTAAAGGTTTTGATACATCAAATTTTTTTAATGAAGATGATGATGATGAAGAAGAAAACTTTGTTGTTATTAGAAATCTTTTGACAAAAATAATTGTAAATGATAAATAAAGTTTTCTATAATACTTTTATCTTCTAACCTTCCTTTTTAATATATACTTTTCTCTATATAATAAATTGTGAAAAGCCTGAATAACTTCTTTAGTTATGTCTTCAACTTTAGAATCAAAATCTTTGTCAATTTTTTCTACATTGTTAAATTCAGACTTAATAATGTCTTTGACCTTTTTTTCAATTTCTTTTTTTTTAAATTTATCTAATTCTTTTTTAATTAATGACTTAATTTTTTTTAAATCAGATTTAGTTAAGTTTTCGTTTACCATTTGTATACCTCTAAATTTATATAGGACTTAAATTTGAATAATAATGACTGGAATAAGTATTTTCCTTATGACAAACCTCGAGAACAACAGGAAAGAGTAATCAATAAAGTTCTTGAAGAATTTAAAAGTGGAAAGAAATATGCTATTGTTGACTGTGGTACTGGTATTGGAAAATCTGCAATAGGTCTGACAATTGCAAGATCAATAAACAACAGTTCAGAATTTAGTGGTACATTTGAGAGTGGAGCTTATTTTTTAACAACTCAGAAGATATTGCAAGATCAATATGAGAAAGACTTTTCTAAAACGTCAGGTCTCGTGTCATTATATTCTTCCTCAAACTATAGCTGTAAGAATGATAAAAAAGCTTCATGTAAGGAAATACAGTCTGGATTAAGAGCTAATAGTCTTCCTAAGAAATTCAATAATTGTAGTTATGATTGTGCGTATAAAAAGAAAAAGAAAGACTTTATTGAAAAAGAGTTGGGTATAACAAACTTTAGTTATTTTTTAACTGAAAAGAATTATAGTCAAAAAGTTCCAAACAAAAAAGTGTTAGTGATTGATGAGGCGCATAATCTAGAAAACGAGTTATCTAGATTCATAGAAATAAGTATATCATCATACTTTTCAGATAAAATATTAAAGTTAAAGGTTCCTAATGATTTAAATACACAGTTTAAAGCTTATAAATGGATTAAAGATATATACTATCCAGCAGTAAAGTCTAAATGTGAATTCATTAGTAAACAACTTTCAAAGTTTGGTATAACTTCTAATAAGCTGGAAGAGTTCCAAAAAATAACAAAAAACTTCGATATGTTATCTGCGCACGAAAAGAAAATACTACAGTTTATTAGTTTATATGATAGAGATAATTGGATATTTGACATTGAAGAAAAACAACAAAGTAATAAAAGATTTGTTTTTAAACCAATAGACGTTTCTCATTATTCAACTCAATATTTGTTAGACTATGCTGACTATATTGTTTTTATGTCTGCAACTATTATTTCGCACGAAGGGTTTAGTCTTACACTTGGTTTACCTTTTGATAAAACTGTATCGATAAAAGAAGACTCGCCATTCCCATCAGCTAATAGACCCATAATATTTTCTTCGTGTGGAAGTATGTCTTATAAAAATTTGCAAAATACACTTCCGAACATTATTAAATCAATTGATGCTATACTTGAAAATCATAAGAACGAAAAAGGAATAATACATACACATAGTATAAAAATAGCAGAGAGTGTTTATAAGAAGTTACAACGCAAATATAAAAGCAGACTTTTAATTGCTTACGGCAATGATAGAGATAAGATGCTTAAAAAGCATATGTCTTCAAAAAACCCAACTGTTTTATTATCGCCCTCTATGTCAGAGGGTGTAGATTTAAAAGGAGACCTTTCAAAATTCCAGATTTTATGTAAGGTACCTTTCCCGTATCTAGGCGATAAAGTAACTAAGAAAAAAATGTCTAAATGGAATTGGTGGTATGATACACAAACTGTAAGAACTATAATACAAAGTGTAGGAAGAAGTATTAGATCTGAAAAAGATACCGCTGTGACATATATATTAGATGATGACTGGAGAAGACTTAAGGGTAAATCTAAAAATCTATTTCCAGAAAGTTTTTTTAAAAACTATCACGAATATTGAGGGAAAAATGAACGAACAAAAGCTTACGGGCGCAGGAATAATTTGTTATATAGATAATACAGAAGGTCTAATAGAAGAGCTAGAAAAAGACTATTTGTTTCTTACATTGGAAGACAAAAACAATCAATATGATTTTCCTAAAGGCGGCCTTAATGCTAATGAGTCGATATTGGACTGCGCTAAAAGAGAAGCGTATGAAGAAGCTAATATTACATCATTAAATATAGATAGACTTTTAATAGACAGGATAGACAAAGCACATATCTGCGGAAGTGGTTTAGTTTTGTTTTTAGCTAAATTAGACATACATTCTATTGAAAGTATTGAAATAAAATTTAACTATGAAATAAATGATTACGAGCACAAGCAAGAATTTTTCTATTTAACAAAAGAAAGAGTATTAGAAAAATTGCCTTTTTATTTAAACAAAAGTCTAGACTGGGCTTATAATATAATAAAAAAAGCGAGCCATGAATAGTCAACTTCTTGAATTATTTTATAAATTAAAAAAATTTAATAATAAATTTAAAAATAAAAAGTTAAGGTTTATAACAAATGATTGTGTATACGAAAGCAACTTTTTCTATACATATCTTTTACAACAATGTGAAGTATTAAAAGAAAGCCCATATAAAGACATTCTATTTAATTACTTGATAAAATCAGAAAATGTATATCCAGGAAGCTCTTATTATCTAGTAGAAAAGCTTTTGTTGAAATTGAATGGTAATAATAACGAAAGTATCAAAGTTAAAACAGAGAGCAACTTGTTTAATTTCAAGCGTTATTTGCAAAAAGTTTCTAGCAGGCAAGAATATGTAGATTTATTTTTGAGCATACTACACTTTAGCGGGCCCGATGCTGTGTTGACGTGTAAACCTACAAACAATATTGAAACAACAGTAGTTAAAAAAAATAATACTAAATTCGATATAAATATACATGAAAGTTTTAGCGGAATATATTTTTCAAATCAAAGAGAGACAACTAAAGAGTTTATAACTTCTGTAATGGATGTTTACATTGAAAAAGAGTCTGAGATAATGTCTTTAATGAATTATGCTAGTGAACAAAAAATGCCTGTTGTATTAGTATGTAGAGGAATATCAGACTACGCGGTGAAAGCATTAAGAAATATAATACTCAAAAGTGGTGTATATATTTACCCGTATATTGCTAAATTTGACAATGAAGATCCATTCATTATGAATGATTTGTCAGACGCATTTGATATTAATTTATTTTCATTAGAGTCAGGCGACAGTCTTTATACAGGTATAGTTGAAAAAACAAGTTGTAAAAGGTTGAAGCTCAAGCCTGAAAGTATTGAAGTATTTAAAATAAACAAAACTTTAGTTGATAAAATTAACAAACAAATAAGTAAAGCTGATGGTGAGGTTAAGAAGTATTTATTGAAAAGAAAGAACAGGATTACACCTAACATTGTAGAAATACATATTCCTAAAAGTAACATAAAGTTTATAGACGAAATAAAAAGTCTTATAAGATGTTACAATAGTTGTATAGTGTTTGGGCTATTAGAAGATGAAAATAAAAACATAATACCTGTAAGAGAAGACTTAATAACAAAAACATTGTCTGATAAATTGTTTGATTGTTTAAACAATATTGGGTGTGTTGTAATAAAGGATAAAAATGTCTGATCATATTAAACATTTAATTGAGTGCCAATGTGTTCTTAATATTTTTAAAAACAAAACAAGGCCTGTATTTCATAAATTCAAGGTGTTTTCACAAATAGATGAGAATGATAGTATTAAAGAAAAGTATGTTATTTGCAATAATTGTGATATTGTACATAGAGTTTTTGAAGTTTGCAAAAGCGAGATAAAATGGGGGTCAGAAAATTTAAAAAGCTTAGTTACTACTAAAGATGATATAAAATTCAATCTTGAATCTAGAAACTTTGAAAACATTGTAATAGAGTTAGAGAAAAACAATATAGACTTGTGTGAATGGGAGTATATAGAATATTTATTAGACAATAAAAAAGAAGGACAAATAGTATTAAACAAAAGTGAAATTGATAATAATATAGTATACAATGTTCTTTACATTAAAAATGAAAATTTTTCTATTAAAAAAGAAATTCAACAAAGGTTTTTGTAAATGCTTGATCCAAACAAAATTGATGATTTGAAATCAATCGAAAAATGTAGAAAAATAGCAAGAGAAGTTATTGACTTTGGAGTAAACGAAAAAGAGATGATTAAGTTAATAGGTATTTTGTCTCTCGAACTAGAGGACATAAGTTTAATGAAAAGAATTCATTCTCTTTTTAATGAAGAAAAAATTAATGATAGTAAAGATATTAAAAAAGAAAAAATAATTATTTGAAAGGAAATCAAATGTCTGATAATGTTGATAGTATAGACACGGATGATAGTGACTACGTAGTGCCAGAAAGTATAAGTGAATTTTATGGGCAAGTCAAGCTTTTAGTTGAATCTATGGAAGAGGATGCGCTTAAAGCAAACAAAGGTAATAAGGCTGCAGGTGTTAGATTGAGAAAAAGTTTAAGATATTTAAAGTCAAGATCAGGTGAGTTTGTTAAGTTTACTTTAGGTAAGTAATTTATTTAATTTGACTAAAGAATTTTTTTCTATTTGACACACTCTCATTCTTGTTATATCAAATAGATCACCTATATCTTGTAATGTCATGTCTTTATTCTCATTAACTTTGTTAATAATGCAGTTATTTGATGTAGATAGATCATGCCAGTATCTACACTTTTCATTGACGCAAGCCTTTTCGCAATTTTTATGAGCTGTGAAACAAGATATATTTGAGTTTTTAATAGCCATTATAAAACCTTTCTATTTATTATTAAGATATAATTAGTATTATAGAAGTGGAAGGAAGGTTTTATAATGGCTATTAAAAACTCAAAAAAATTGTTTATTATTGATACAAGTGTTCTTTTGTACGATAGAAGTTGTATAGAGAATTTAAAAGGAAACGATATTGTTATTCCGCTTATTGTTCTTGAAGAATTAGACAAATTCAAGGCTAGAGAAGGAATCTTAGGTGAAAATTCTAGATATTTCAATAGATTTCTTGATGATTTAAGAAAAAAAGGTAGCTTGCACAAGGGAATATATATTGAAGAAATAAATGCGTTAATAAGAATAGAAACAAATAATTGCTGGTTAGGATTAGAGAATCTAGATTCAAAATCAAATGATAATTTAATAATAGCAACAGCAAACTATCTTAGGAAAAGTTCAAATGATTATGAAGACATTATAGTAATTACAAAAGATATCAATCTAAGAGTAAAATGTGATGCAATAAACATAGCAGCAAATGATTATTATGCTGACTACGAATTTTTAATAAACAAAAACACATATTCAGGAATTAACCAGATTGAAGTTGAAAGCAACATAATTGATGATATATACAATAATAAGTATATTGCTTTATACAAGGTTCCAGCGCTTACAGAAGTACACGAAAATGAATGTATTGTCCTTAAATCAAAAGAAGAGTCATCATCAGCTTTAACTATTAAAAAATTCAACAGTCTAGTTTTAGCTTCGACAAAGCAAGATATCTTTAAAAAGACTAAAATAGAAGCTAAAAACAAAGAACAGATTTTTGCGCTAAATCTTTTGTTAGATGAAAGAATATCGTTGATGACGATGACTGGAGTTCCTGGTAGTGGAAAAACATATTTGGCGCTAATGACAGCGCTAAGTGAAATTGAAAAAGAAAATAAGAAAAGAATAATATTCACAAGACCTATTCAAACTGTGGGTAAAGATATTGGTTTCTTACCAGGATCTTTAAGTGAAAAAATGGCGCCTTGGTTGTCACCTATAGTAGACAATTTCAGGAATCAATTTGGAGATATGTCTTACTTTAACTTGATGATGGAAAAAGGTACAATTGATGTAGCACCTTTATCTTATATTAGAGGAAGAAGTTTCAATGATGCAATTATAATTGTAGACGAAGCTCAAAACGCAACAGTTCATGAGCTTAAAACTATTATTACAAGGACTGGAAAAAATTCAAAAATATTGTTATTAGGTGATATTGAACAAGTAGATTTGCCATATGTAAATAAGTTTTCAAATGGTTTGACAATAGTAACAGAAAAGCTCAAGAACGAAAAGCTTGTAGGTCATGTTCACTTTGAAAAAGGATATAGATCTGACTTGGCTAATGCAGCTGCAAAACTTTTATAGGAGAAAATATGTCATCAAAGATATACGATCAAAACAGACTCAGGAAAAACTACCCGTTGCTTAGAGTAAAGCCTGTTTATTCACAAATAGTTGTAGGAGAAGCAGGTAATATTGGAGGTATTGATGTAGAAACAGCTATAATACCCTTTGTAGACTCATTTTCTGGACAGTACTCATTCCAGAAGACATATACAGCAATACCTACAGTTGCTATATCACCTGAGACAGAAAATGTAAATATATTTGTTACAACATTAACAAATTCTGAAATTATAATACAGAGTTCAGCTCCTTTTACTGGGAGTGTTCATTTGCAAATATTTAGCGAGGACTGATCTATGTTGTATGAACATGGCAATTTTTTGTTTGGACAAGATGAGACTATAAAAAGAATTGACTTGCAAAAGGCTTATCAGACTAGTCCTGTTGTAAAAATATCAAATTCTGAAGACTTAACTTTACATTTAACCGAAGTTCAAAATAGTTATTTTGTTATCAATAAAAATACCAACAAGTCAACAACTGTTTATTACGTAGTTATAGAAAGAAGTTAAACAATGTCTACAAGAGACTTTTTAAGTAATCAAATAAAAGTAAAAAAAATAATTGGGTCAGAATCGCAAGGACCAAAATTGATTGTCTATCCTGATACGAGTTCAACAGACAGTATCGGAGGAATTAATTCCGAGATGTTAGGCAACGTAGGCACTGATACGTTTCTATTCGTTAGCGGAACTATTTGTGGAAAAGAAAGAAATATACCTCACTCTGTCACAGTCTTTGGTGGTGATGTCGTTATTAGTGGATCTTTACACGTTGAAAAAGGAAATACTAGTTTATGGGAGATAGACCCTGATGACAGCAATAATTTGGTGCCTACTAATATTTTAGACGGTGATACTGGTTTGTTTGCGTTAGACTTCAATACAACATTAGATAATGGTAATATTGAAACTGTACAATATACAATGACAAATAGATCTTATGGCAATGATAAATACTTTGAGTTTGATGGTGATGAAAACGTAACGCCTAGAGACATAGAAAATGAAAACAGCATATGTTTGTTAAACGTAGTTAATGGAAACGCTTAAAAAGGATTGATTTAAATGGCAGATATAGAAAAATTAGTATATTACTCGAATGGTAGTAAAAAAGTTCTAAAGTCTTCTGATAGACTTGTTATTCAAAGTGGCGGGTTAGCATTTGAAGGAAGTACAGATGATGACTATGAAACACAATTAGCTGTCGAAGATCCGACAGCTGATAGGACTTTAACATTACCAAATGCTACAGATACGTTAGTAGGGAAAAATACGACAGATACATTAACAAATAAAACTTTGACTAGTGCAGTATTAAATACGGGAGTCTCAGGTACAGCTATCAAAGATGAAGATAATATGTTATCTAATAGTAATACTCACTTAGCCACACAACAGTCTATTAAAGCTTACGTTGATACACAAGTATCTTCATCATCATCAGTTTCAGCTGATGATATTACAACAGGTGACGCTGCTGTTACTCTTGCAACATCAACCGGAAATATTACTTTAGACGCACAAGGTAGTGATACAGATATTATCTTCAAAGGAACAGACGGTGGTTCTGATACAACATTTTTGACATTAGATGGATCTGCAGCAGGTGCAGCAACATTCAATTCAGGTATAACTGTAGGTGGAAATTTAATACCTTCATCTGCAAATACTTACTCTTTAGGTTCATCTACTGCTGAGTGGAGTGACTTATATATGGGTGATGGCTCTAAGATTTATCTTGGCAATGATCAAGACGTTTATTTAGAGCATGATCCAGATGACGGCATACAGATGCACATGTCAAGTGAAGGAGCTATTGAACCTACTTTCTCGATTGTTCATAATAATGCTTCTTCACACTATCAAGGTCCGTCTCTTCAATTACATAATACAACTATGGATTCTGCATCTGACTTAATAGGATCCATAAGATTTACGGGTGCCAGTGTATCATCATCTACAGTGTATGCTTCAGGATTAGGTGGTAATTCTGGAACAGGCACAAATATTTACTTTAATGTATGTCCATCCGGGGCAACTCAACAAACAGCCTTAGACATTACAGGTGTAAGTAATACAAACGGAACAATTGTTCGAATTAATGATCACAACGGCTCTACAACAGGACTTAAACTCGGTAATACACTTGTAACAGCATCTGGGACTGATTTAAATATTCTTGATGGTGTAACATCAACAACTTCTGAAATCAATCTACTTGATGGTGGCACAGCTGTTGGGTCTTCAATAACAGTAGCAGATGCTGACGGATTTATTATTAATGATGCAGGAATAATGAAGACAATTCCTGCATCCGACCTTAAGACATACATTGGCGCTGGCGCTGCTGATGATATTACAACTGGCGATGCAGCAGTTACTCTTGCAACATCTGCAGGCAACATTACGATTGACGCACAAGGTAATGATACAGACATTATCTTCAAAGG